CGCTCGGTGTAGAGCTGGCGCGTCGCCGGATCGACCGCGTCCTCGATCATCTGTATGTACTTGCCGAACTCAGGCACGCCGTTCGTCTTGAGGATCGCGTTGCGCTCTTTGGCACGCTCATCGGTCAGCAAGTCTTTCTTCGCCTTGCGCGCCGACTCTTCGGCTTGAATCCGCAGCCGCTCTGCGGTCGCGTCCTGATCCGTCAGCGCGCTGCCAACGTCGAGCGACTCACCGAGCAGGCCGTGCTTACGCAGGATGGCGATCATCGCCTCCCGGTCGGGCTTGGCGCCGAGCTGCGCGATCTCCGCCTTCGCTGCTTCGAGCGCGGCGTTGCGCTTTACCGTCGGGGATTGTGTGTCGCGCCCGGTGAGGCCAGCGGCCATCTTGCCGAGACCTTGACCCATCTGGGCGCCGCCAGAAAGGGACGTGTAGCCCATCTGCTCGTGCGGCTTCATGCCCGCGAGCGCGCGCAGGCGCTCTTCGTCCTCGGCGATCGCCGGATCGACCCGGGGGTTGAAGAGGTTCGAGAACATGCCTTGGGCCATCGTGTGTCCTTACCAAATAGAGAATTCATCCGGGTTGGCGAATCCGCCGAACCCGTATCCGCCGCCCCCAAACATGCCGCTCACGCCGCCCCAGATGTCCTTAAGGATACCGGGGTTCTGCCGGAAGATGTCGATGGCGCCCTTCAGCATGCCGGCGTTCGCCGCCGACTTCGACGGAATCCTATCGTCCGCCCGGAATCCAGTCTCCTGTGCGTTGCCGCCGACCCGCTGTAGCGCTCCCGCGCGGTCCACCATCCCGCTTGCGAACTTCTGACCCTCGTCGAGCGAGCCCAGAGCGCGCTTCGATCGGTCGGCGTTGCGCGCAGCGTAGAACGCGGCCATGTGCGGATTCATAGCGGTGCCATCGGGCGTGATGCCTTCGACGCCCGGGTTGAAGTTCGACACGCCCAGCATGCCCTTCGCGCGGAGCATGCGCATCAGGTCGGCTTCGTCCTTGGCCTGCGGGCCGGCGAGCAGTTCTTCCTGCGCGGCGAAGCGATCGCCAGCCAAGGCGTCGGCGTCGAGCATGCCGAACTCGCCAAGCAGCTTACTCGCTGCGTCGGTCGATTGGTCGTAGACCGGACCGCGGGACGCGGCGAGGCGGCGCTGGGCTTCCTTCTGCGCGGCACGCTTGTTGTACGCGCCCATCCCGAAGTCGAGAAGACCCGGACCTGCCCTGCCCCAGAAATCGTCGTAGGTTGCCATTTTTGCTACTCCCAGAACTGCGGTGCGCCGCGGAGCATTCCGCCTTGGCGCCGCTTCAAATCTTCGAGGAACGCTTGCACCATCGCCTCTTGCTCGGAGCGCGCGTCCATGCGCCCCTGCACGCCGTACAGGTCGGGTGCACGATCGAGAAAGCTGCCGATCTCCTCGCGCCGCGCGGTCGGATCGAGACCGGCGAAGCCTTCGATCGAGCGGCCAAAGCCTCGTTGGTAGGCGGCCATGCCGGGGTTGATGCCCGCGCCGCCGGCGTCGATCACTTCCTCGCCGAGGCCGGTGAACGGATCAGTGTAGGTGCCCGAGCCCATGAGCTGATCGAGTTGCCCACGAACGTAGAGAGCCCGCCGCAGGTTGGTCAGTTCGTCTTGCGTCTTGCCGCGCAGTTGCCCCATCAAGTCAGCCGCATCCTCATAGCCCGCGAGGGTGTTGTCGAGCTGGCCCATCAGGTATTCGTAGTATTGTGGCGTCCCCGGGGTCAGGCCCATCTCAGCCAAGGCTCCCGCGTCGACGTTCACGTAGGCAGCAAGGCTCTGCGCGAAGTCGGCGTCCGACTGCCCTTCCTCGCGCTGCGGCGCATCCTGCGGGGCGCCTTCGCCTCCGCCGCCGAGACTCGCCAGCGCCTTGCCCAACTTGAGGTAGCGGCCGGCTTTGTCGATGAGGGAGGGCTCTTCGACCTCGACCTCCGGCCGCGGCGCATCCACCGATCCCGTTGCCCCCGGGAACAGATTCTGCGTCGCCACGGTCGCCGGGAGCATGCCGGAGGTCAGCAGCGCGCCCGGCTCTTGCATGGTAGTCATCGCGGGCTGCGAGAACGACCCGCCGCCAAAGAGCGGCTCAGTAGTCTGCGCGGGCTGCGAATAAAGCGCAGTCGCCGTCCCGGCGCGTTTGGCGTCGTCAAGTCCCACGCCTCCGAACAGCGCGTCGCTGGAGAAGCCCATACGGTCCAGCATGCCGCCTGCAGCGTCGGCTATCGCCGGCGCGGCCACGTTCTGCACCCCCGCCGAAAGACCACCGCGCACGGCGCCGCCGATCGGATCGCCTGCGGCGAGGCCGCTTAGACCGCCCTGCACGGCGCCCGCGGCGATGCCGCCGCCGAGGCCACCGCCCGCCCATTCGGAAATGCCGGGGGCGAGGAGTCCGCCGAGAAGAAACGCGGCCGTCGAGTAAAACCCGGCGTCTCGCTTCTCGTCACGTCGGCTCTCTACCCAGTTCGGCAGAGTGTTGTACTGTTCGTAAAAATCTGTGCCGGGGCCGACGTTCTGCGCGGCGAGGTCTCCGAAGCCGGCGAGGTCAGACACGCCGAGCAGGGTGTCGCCAAAACCTTGACGGTGGCTGAAGATGTCGGTAGGCCTGCGGCCGTGGGCGATCTGGTCCTGCCACTCGTCCATCCAATACTGGTCGAGGTACGGCAGCCAGTCCACGCCGTCAGCGCCGGCGGCACCGGCGATCTGGTCGAGCGGCCCGCGGATCAAGTCTTCGCCGAGGTAGCCGTACGGGTTGTAGTCGGAGGGGTGATACCCGATGATTTCAGTACCGAACTCCGCGTTGCTCGTGATCGGAAACATCGTTTTGAGACTGGCTTTCCACGCAGCGACGGCCGCCGGATCTTTCGGAGGCAGCAGGCTCGTCGCCGTGGACGGAGCAACCGCCTCGGGGACGTCGATAGCAGCGTTCACGTCGGCCGAGGGATCGGCTTGCGCGAACGATTGAATGCCTGTGCGAGGGTCGTATGCCATCTGCTTCCTCTATCGGATCTTGGTCGCCCCAGGTTGCGCGAAGACGCGCAGGGAATTGATCGAAATCTTGTTGCCGCTGATCGGAAACGTGAAGCCAGCCTGAACCACATGGCACGAGCGCCCGATCGACCCGGACACGCTGCCGATGCCGTTCGAGAACTCGGTAGCACCGCAAGTGAAGCTCACGGTGTTCACGGTCGAGCCGTAGTCTGTCTTCCAACGGAACGTGCCGGTCTGCGCAGCGGTCGCCTCGAGCGTGGCAGCGAAGCTCTTCAGGTGCTTGAGCCTCGTCTCGTCGTCGAAATCATCCCAGAGAGAGTACCAGTCGAAAGTGTAGGTACTGTCGCCGCCGTCGGTCGTGTATCCCGTGTACTTCCCGATGCCGTCGGTCATCCCGCAATACCAGTTGCCGTCCTTGTCGGAGGCAAACGCGCGGAAAGCATTGCCGGTGTTCGTCCAATCCGTGACCGCCGGGACGGCAATCGGATCAGGCAGCACGCGGTCGACGTGCCAGCAGAAAGTCTTGTTGGCGACCGGCGCGTTCAGCACGTAAAAGCGCTGCTTCTGGTTGTAGCCGCCGCGCACCGCTGTCAGCGTCTCTGAGGCGTAGGTGTCGATTACGTCGTCGGCGATCATCTTGCTGATCTTGACCGGCACGGGCAAGAGCGAAATCGTCTGCGCGAGCTTGGGGATCTTGTAGACGCCGTCGTCTGCGAGGAAGTAGAGGTCGCCGTTGGCGATCACCACGCTGTCGCGCGCCGAGCAGCCGAGGTTGCTGATGACGTCGACCAGCTCCATCGAAGCCGGGTCGTGGCTCGCAGGAAGCTGGTAGAGCAGGATCGAGCGGCGGCCGAGAATCACAAGACGGCCCGACATGAAGGCCAGCGCAACTATCGTGTCCTGGCCCGCGGGCCACACGTTCTGGACGTTGAGGCTCCCGGCGTCGCCGGAATTCCACGTCTTGCCGTCCAGCAAATCCGACCACCAGACGGTGTAAGAGTTGCCGCCGGCAGCGTCGTCCGCGGCCCACAGCCTGCCGTCCGCCGCCAGAAGGACGTTCGGGCTCGATGTCCACGGCTGCCCTACTATTGATTCTACAGCAAAGGTCGTCTCATTCAGACAGGTGAAATGCTGGCCCGCCTGCGCGGCGAAGATTTTACCTGACAGCGTGCCGAACTGCCAACCATCACGCAGCACTGTACCGACGGTGGCAGTGCGGACGGCCACGAAGTTTGTGAGCGTCGTGAAGAGGTTGGTGCCGCCCCCGCCCGCCGTCAGGGTAATGTTGCTCGCCGCGCCTGTTGTGGCGCTCGTGAACTTCAGATTCCCGCCGACGAGCGCGACAGTCGCGCCGGTGATGTCCGCGTTGATCTCTGTGAGCAGATCCGTGTACGTCTGCGCCGCGGAACCGACGACGGAGATCGTCTGCGCGTTCCCGTCGTCGTCGGGCTCCATGTTGTACGTGTAGGCCGTCGCGTCGTTCGCAAGGCCCGTAGCAGTCGCGCCGGCCTTGGCGCCGCCGACATCTACGATCTGCGAGCCTGCGCGGTAGTCGAAACGCGAAGTGAGCGTCGAGATACCGCTATAGACGATGCCGCCGGCTACCGACAGCATCGTGTCCGTGCCGTCGTTGTTGCGGTGGTTGTAAATCTGGTCTATCGTGCCGGTGAAGCCCGAGGTCTGCAACACGAACTCTTCGCGGCTGCAGAGCTTCCCCGTCGCGTCGATCACGCCGTTTGAGGCAAGCGAACCAAGCTGCTTCGGAGTATCCGGCGCAGCGACAGTGTCCTGCGTCGAGACTCCAAACTGGCCCGGCTTCGGGAACGAGAGACCCTTTAGCTGGCCCATTACTCAGCGCACCAATCCAGCTCGTAAGGGTCGTGACCCGCTTCGCGCGCGATCGCGCTCGCGAGCAGATCACGTAGGATGAACGTCTCACCCTGTTGGGGCTTCGGCGCCGCTTCATCTCCGCGCTCGACCATCGCCCGAGCGACGACTTCCTCGATGAGCACGCTCTGCGGCACCAGCGTAACATCGGCGCCGGCGGACAAGTCCGGCTGCGTCTTGTAGACGTTGAAGGAAAGATCGTAGACCCCATCGGGCTCGGGCCACACGTCGACCTTCAGATCGTAGGCCGCGGATACGCCGGCAGGGATGAAGTACCGCGGTGGGCCAGTTTGGACATTCGAGGTGCCGAAGAACCAAGTGTTGAACTGCTTATTCGTGCCGCGCTTGAGCCGATGCTGCGAAGTGGTGTCCCAGCCGTCGATGACGACCGCCTCGGGCCCGGCATCGGTAAACGAGTACGAAGTCGTCCCGGTCTCGGTAGCCACCGCGAAGGTGTCGCGCAGCGCGTTCCACTGGTACGCCTGCTCGATCTCGGTCTTCACCTGATTCACCAGCTTGCTGATGAACGTCGAGTACGTAGTCTCGGAGACGGTCGCGACCGAACCCT